TGCAATTTCTTTAGCCTCGGAAGTTTTCATTGTTTTTTGGCCATTTTTTCCAATATATAATTCTTTTTCTAGCTGCTGAATTTCATTACTTAAAGCAACCTGCTGAACGTCTTTAGACGAGTCCCATAAATTGTTTTCGTACATAAAGTTTTTCAACTCTTGCTTTGTCATGATTTTGTCCCTAACACAATCAGTCCAAACCTTTGCGGCAACTCTTTGAGCGCCAGAAAGAACACTGCTTGGTGGAGAAACTACAAACATTTTTATTGTTTCGCCATTTTCTTGCTTTACTTCAAAATTCTTTCTTTTTTCCTTACTCATCTTGAATCTCCTCTATCTATAAAAAAGTTAATGTGGTTTCCTTCTGGTTCCACGTATTGAACATAATAATTTTGTAATTCTATATCAACATTTCTAATCTGATGATTTCCTTTGTCTAATATTTCTGATCTTAGGCTTTCAAATTGTTCTAAAACAGAGTGTTTCTGATCCTCGTTTAATATATTTTCTTCCCATAAAAAAGTAAAATGTTTTTCTATACTACTTATGGAACCAATCATTGTGGTCTTTATTTTTTTCTTTATGTTATCCGAAAGTATTTTCTTAGATCTAATATCCTGTAAAGAATTTCTCTTTCTTTCATAGTTACTCATTTTTTATTCCTAAATTCTGCTCAAGCGTATTTGATGTAAACTCATCGTTTGAATCTTCAGTGTCTTTGTAAGTAAATACGTGTTGATGGTTTTTACTAAATTTAGAACTAGCTCCCGTATCGTCTTTGTCTCGTTCTTTAGCTTCTTTTTCTCTTTTGTTTTTTTGTATCAATAGCCAGCCGTCTAGCATATCGTCATCTTCAATTACGAAATCAAGTGGGCAATCTAAAGACTCGTTTATGTTGTCATATACTCTAGACCAAGTTAACATGTTTCTTTGATTGATAGTTAGGTCCGTATTTTTTCTGACGCAAAATAAATCAAAACCAAAACCTCTGTTGCTCCAAATAGAACTCCAGATAGCGGTGCGACAAAGAAACCTAATAGTAGATTCAGATAGCAAAGAGTTTTGCCACAAATCAATAATATATTGAAAGTTGGCAGGTCTATAGAGCTTACCAGATTTGTATGTGGTGTTCTTTAGGAGAAATATTATTTTTTTAGTCTGGGCAATAAATTCGCAAGTGTTTGTTATGAAATCAGATTTAGGTTTAATTAAATCAGATAAACTAGATCTAGTCTTTTGTAAATCTTGCTTCAGCAATTTAATAGACGATTTTGATTTTCTGTTGAAAAACAAGTCTTTTTTGAGAGAGTCTATTTTCTCAATTAATATTTTTTTAATGCTATAGAAGCTGCTTGGCAGAATATGATTTTCTAGCATCCATCTCTCCAAAGATTCCTCTGTCATTAAACCTTCATCTAAGCAATTTGAAAAACTCTCAGAATAAACATTGCTAGCTAAAGAGATTTGATCTAACGTTGCTGGCACTATTGTTATATTTTTAGAAACAACAGTGCCAGAACGAATTGAATTAATCAGTTTTTCCTGTTCGTCTGTCCTCAAGCAAAAATCCTACCATTAATACCATGAAGTGTACGTAATTAACTGTACGAAAAAGAACTGTAACTCGTCCAGCTAGTGCTTGTCGAGACGTTACCGCCACCCACATCGCCTCCCTGTATGCTACTACTCGCCATTACAGCACCGGTAGTGCCGCGAGATTTGGAACCTAGTCCTATTGCTAGGTCATAAAGATAGCCAGCAGCCTTATTGTTGGTAATTACTTGACTATTTGGTAATCCGGGAGCGCCAGCAGCGTGAGTTTCAACTTCGGTCGTGACCTCGACTGGGAAAGTAGCAAACTTACCAGCTGGTAAGCTTTGTCCTAATATGCTAACCTTTTCTACTCCAGCGTCCCAGCTCATGCCAACAGATAAAACATTACCATAACTAATAGCTCCGGCAGCTCCAGTCCCTTCGCAATCGCCTGTATTAGTTGCTGAAAAGCTTGTAAAATCTGGACGAGTAATAACAGAGCAGTTTGCACCAGCATGTAATGCGCTAGCGCTACCAGCTCCAAATACTGAAGTGCCAGTATTTTGGAAGGTTACAGATTCAGTAGCTGGGCCATCTACGCCCATCTGTAAAGAGTAAGATGAGGCAACAGCATTTAATTTTATAACACTAAAACCCCCAGTCGATAATGAGTAAATTATTTCAACATCCACGGGCGAATCCCAAATTATAGCTGGAGAAGCCCAGCCGCCCATTGCGGCTTCTACGGTGATCTCAAGATCTATATCTTGTACAATTGGAACAGCCGCAGTGCTACCAAAAGCACTAAATGTTTCGATGTTTGTTGTAGAGCTTGCCCCAACGCTTTGTACGCCGCCTATTAAGGAACCTCCGACTTTAAAGCTTTGTAAGGCGTAATTAATTCTAGAAATGTTTGACATTTGATTCTCCCTTTGGTTGGGCGTTACCATACGCCTCGTTGATAATTATCTATTATTAGATACACATTTTGGTAAAATAAGAAAAAAAACCAAAAAACACCTATTTGTAAATTTCTACTGAGCATTTAGCAAGCCCAAGATGTATATTGGAGTTTAACGTTTTAGCCATATCGACACGAATATCCCTTAGAAAAACGGAGCAAGATGAGTATTGAGATATTAGGTCTGGATATCTTAGGGCGCTGGATACTGGGGAGCCTTTGTAGTCTAATGGGGCATTATTACTACTAATAATTGCATTAGAGTCAAAAATAGGCAACATCGTATCACTTTGGTTTACTAAAATATCAAGCATTGTATTTCTAGTATATTCATCTTCTGCCACGCAGTGAAAAATTAAGTCCGTTAAAACCTGTTGACCTCCCGCCAAGGAGAATGGTATGGATTTTTTGCTTGCAACTTCTACGGCTATGCAGGGCAGATTTATAACCATTTCTGGCGGTAAAATTTTGTCTGGGCCATTTACAAGGCTATTATAGCTCACCTCCTTGATCCAAGGAAGTGTGTTTGCATAAATTATGTTGATATATTTGTAGCTATATTCAGCCTGAACTTTAGAGCCTGTTGGAATAGGAGTGTCGAATATAATTCTGCCGTTATAGTAATCTACGTAATGTGCGTAATCTCCAGTTGTGTCTGAAGCGTAAAAAATATCATCAACATAAACACCGCTAATTCCGGGGATTAAATCATTGTCGCCAACGATTGGATCTGAAAAACCTGTTGGTGGAACTACTCCACTTTGCCAAACCCAGTTGGGGCGAAAGCCATCCCAAGCTCGACCGGTGGAAAAATTGCTATTATTAGAAAGCTGTAACAAGCTATAATCTGTATTATTGGGAGATAGCTCATTAAGCGTTACATTAAAATAATTACCTTTTTCTAAAAGAGACCAGTCCAGCCACTCTACCACATTGTCTTGAAACTCGTTGTAGTCGGTAGAATCGAAAACAGTATTTATATGTTTGAGAGGAGACATTTAAGAAAACACCTTATGTAGTATAGAAGATATATAACTTTCTCTACCCCGCAACGCTCTAGTGATAAAATTATTGTCTATTGTTCCAGAAAAAGATGGAGATACTCTAAAAGATTGACCCACAGACATGAAGCCAAGTCCTGATCGACCTCTGCCGCCAGAAGGTTGGTAGTGATAGTTTGCAACGATAATGGAAGATCCTAAAGTTATGAGCCAATCTAGCCAATGTAAATCACCGTCTTTATAGTTAACGTGGCCAGTTCCTAGAGAAAGAATGTCTTGAAAATCATCGGGCTGAACATTGATATTAAAGCTACCCTTAAGCTTTTTGTCAAAAGGCTGAAAATCAATTCGTATGCTGTTTTTGATAGAATATATAATGGACTCAACCGCCGAGTTAACCATTCCTGAAGGTATTCCAAACTGGCCAGCTAAAGAATTTGGATTTGAGCTTAATAAAGAAATTATTTCTGGCTGTTCTAATATCCAGCCGTTAATAGAATCTTGAAGCTCTTTAGTTATAAAGGATTGTTTTGATCGTAAAATTTTGTTCATCTGAATAGACAAAGACTCATTAATTTTGTCTTTTATTTGACTGACGGGTGTTATTAACTTAAGACTTATCATACTCTTTTCCAAAAACAACCAAAGTATCTGTCCTGCTTAAGCCCCATTGGTATGTGTTCGCCCATACGTTCAAACCTAAGTTCTTTAATGTCTTTAATCCCCTTATGAACTAACAATTGTTTGGCTTGTAGTATCTTGGGTAGATCAGACATAAAGCCTATTGTTTGTATGGAACCATCAGGGATTTTAAGTTGGTCGGTAATGCCAATGAAATTCTTGGTATCCCAGTAGACTTTAAGTTTAATATCTGTTAGAGTTTCTATTTCACGAATTGTCTTTGTGCCAACATCATATTCACCACCGCCACGATTACGATTATTAATAGTGTTGCGGTTGGGGATGTTGTTGTTTGGATTATTGACGATGACTTCGCGCTTCTCTATAGACACAAGTTGACATGTAACTCCAAATATATCAAAAGTGGAGTCGATAACGTCGAAGTATTTATCGAAAACAGATTGTGGTACGTTTATTGGCATATTTATGATTACACTAGAGGAATTCGTCGTATGTAGCAGGCCCATAAGCGCATGTGCTTTTAGTTATAGAGGGAGGAGGAAAAGAACCTAAGCTTCCCAATTCCCAGCTTGCAGAGGTTCTCGGTTCTGCATAACTTAGCTTTTCTTGAGTATAATACGCAAGGGAAATGTTGGTTGTAGGAGAAGAGCCATTTACTATTGCCCAATGGTACGTTGTTTGGTCTGAGGACAAAACCAGACAAATGGTATTCCCGCCCCCTTTCCACACAGGCGATGTAAAGCTCCCAGAACCATTGACAAGCGGCACTTCACTATAACCAGCAAAACAATACAAGCCGTTTGCAGAAGAAGTTCCAGCGTTTGCCACGATTATTTGGTTCCTTACTCCACCTACTGACATAATCTTAATTTTTGGGCTTACGACAGTGATTACATTCGGCTCCCCAGTAATCTCGGACGTACTGGGAGCAGAAATCCGACACTGGGCTGCAAGAAACTCATTTGGTGTTCCCGCCTTTTGAAGAATAACCTGCGAAGTTTCCATGCCGTTTGACACAAAGCCGTAGTCTTCATAGTGGGAATTAAAGTTATCGTCTGAAGGATACCACGCGTTAATGTAATCATCGTTGTCCATTTCGTGACTATAATATTTACTGAAAAACCATTGATAAGAAAGTGGCGCTCCGTTGTTTGTGCTTGCAGCGACAGTCAGCACGACTGGCGAAGTTGTGTCTGTTGTTATGTCTCCCAGCTGTTGCGTAATCGTTATTTCAGTATCCGTAAATGAAGATGTTGCTGTTAAAGACGCAGCATCACTCGTAACACTATCTTCGTCCGTCGCCCCAACGATAACTCTGTACTGATTTCCAACATCATTAGAACTCAAACCGGTCAAGTTAAGCGTAGCATTAGTTTCGCCGCTTATATCATTCCAATTAGCGCCGTCATCAGTAGATATCTGCCACTGATAGGTTAAAGAAACGCCCCCAACAACCGTCGCCTCAACGGAAAAAGAAGCCGTATCTCCAGACAATTCAGCGTTACTAGGTTGTGAAGTGATAGTGATGCCAACTAAATTAAAACCAGTGCCGCAATAAGTTGCAATTTGTGCAAGTTTTGTAATAGTAACGCTTTCTGGAATATCGTCTGTTGAAACGTAAAGTTCGTATGGAAAAGAAGCTTCTGCCTTGCTAATAATAGCATAGCCTTGGTTATTTGATAAAGAAGTAAGCCCCTGAAGAAAATCTGGAAGCCCGTCTATGTAAAATTGGAAGCCGCCATTTTCATCAATGCCTATAACCTTACTAACATTAGCAATGCTAGAAAGATCTTTAATTTCCACAGGATTATCTACAGTGTATGTAAATAATTGTAGGGGCGTGTTTATGTTCATAAGTCTATCCTGTACCAGCTGTTTTCAGCTACGCCATCGCCAAAGCCAACAACATAAGCATTGCCGTCCAGTGTAACTCTAAACGTATTGCCGCTATTTCTGTATTCATCAGTAATGTTAATAGAGCTTCTTTGAGCATTGTTCAAATATAAAACTAAAGTGGTTGTTGCTAATGGGTTATTGATCGTTGTTATTATGCTGAATTCTATAGAATCTTGAGAATCACCAGAATTAAACGATAGACCACCTCCGGGTTGACTGTACGGTGTGTTCGCTGTAGTGTCATAAGTCTCTGGAGATTGAGTGGTGGAAGGTGTTATGGTCGTTGTTGTACCCACTGTGTCAGAAAAACTATTAGCTAAACCGCCATCAATAGAACCTGTAAAATCTGTGGGCTGCGTAGTGTAAAGGATGCCACCCATAGCGGCATGGTTGGAACACTGGTAGTACAATATATCTGGAGCATTATAAGGAACTTCGAAAACAATAGTTCTGTCAGTGTAACCATTGTTAGTTACCCCAAAATTGTACATATTGGAAGTGCCTGTAGTTCGTTCTGTTTTTATGTAAAAAGGATGATATCGTGCGTTAATATTAAAATGGTAAGTTTCGCCGCGACGAAGATATATGGTGGGATTATCTTGATTTGACTCATTGATTCCAACCCCAGAAAACCTAAAAGCGGATGTTGATCCGGGGCTTTCGTTGTTGGGAATAACGTCGAATTCATATCGAGGTCTATCTAATATGTAATCGAATAAAGTACCAGAAGCTGCAATTAAATCGTTGAATAGCTTGCCAGAAGCTGCGACTAGCTCTTCGTGGGCAGTATTGGATGCGGCGGTAATCTTAGAATTTAGAACGCCAGAAGTGCTGTTTACATGGCTCAAGATAGAGGTTTCAAGAGCAGAATTTGAAGAATCATTATGGAACTCTAGGTATCCAGAAGTTGCTGATATTAGCTGTGAATTATCTTGAGTAGCGACGTTAATGTTGTTTACAAAATCTCCAAGATCTGGGTTGTTATTTAAAGCTTCCGCAATCTCAGATAGTGTGTCTAATGAGTCAGGAACTGACCCAAGCAGGTTGGAGAATTCTGTACTAATTCTATTGTCTAAAACTCCAGAAACTTCTGTGATTTTACCGTCTAACAAGCCAGAGGTTGCTACTAAATCTCCAGAGACTGAAACAAAATTAGCGGAAAGTACATCGCTTGTTTGATAAAGGTCATCTATTCTACCAGAATCAAAAACGAAATTTCCACTAACGGCAGATATTTCGTTGTTTGCATTGTTGAGGTCATTTGTCCAAGTTCCTGAAACGGAAAGTATTGCAGAATTTAAAATGCCAGAAGTTAAATAGATTATAGAACGACTTTGATAATCACCCATCGTGATTTCTTCTGTCAGATCTCCAGAAACTTGAATTAATTCTTCTAATGTAAGTGTGTCAATTTGACGACTAAAAACTCTATTTGCTTCTACAACACCGGACAAGGCACTGTGATTATTTAATAAATCTGAATAAGAAGCCTCTGAAAAATTTCTGTTGTCTGCGATAAGATCTCTTAAAACTTCAATATTTCCAGAATTGGTAATAACCCTGTCATCTAAGGCGTTGACGAAAAGGTTGTAAGGATACACAGCATTGGGCTTAGAGTATACAAGGTAGGCTCCGTTTGGTTCAAGAGTAGTAATGCCCTGAAGGTGGCTATAAGACTGTGTTATTTGAGAAAACCATCCAATATAATTACCATTAGAATCAATAAAATAAATTTTATCGACATAGTTAATGTTTGATAGATTGTAAATATCGGCGGCAGATTCGCCCCTGTATTCAATGAGCTGAACTTGTTGAGTAATCATGTGAATTCTATTCTCCTGTAGCTATCTAACTCTTCAACTCCAGAACCGAAGGAGCTAGAATATGTGTTACCGCCAGAATTAAGGGTGAAAGAAATATTGTTGTCTATATAGTCTGAGGGAACGGTTAATCTGTTAATAAGAGTTCCATTGTAGAATAAAAGTATTTCTTTAAATGTAATTGGTTGAACTAAAGAGCTTGTGTCGATATAATTGTAAGAAATGCTATCCCCGGAATTTCCATAAAAAATTAAATGACTTTCTATAGATGTGCTTGAATTTTCCAGTATTTCAAGAGTAGTAGAAAAGGGAGCTTGCGTTGTTGTCGTGGTAGTAGTGGTAGGGTTGGCATCTACTAATAAAAGGCTGTCTGGAGAATCTGAAGTGGTAATGTTTTCAAGCCTTTTGAAAGTCTTGTAATTGTATGTGGAAATTTTGTCATTAAGAGGATGTGAGATATACATTATTTGAGTGTTATAATCAATCGCTACTGAAGATGGGCTATTGTCAACGCCAATTACTGATAAGGGTTCTCCATTTTTGATATCAATTAAAGAAATGATATCGAGAAGCTGACTAGTAGCAATTACCCAACCGTTTGAGTTATCTATTAGGGTATGGTTGATTGGCAGCCTATTATTGCTATTAACTTGAACAATAGTTTTATCCATTAAGCTCATGCGGAAGAGATTGTAAAAATTAAAATCAGAAATAAAAATGTTTTTAGATATAGGATCTAAAGAAATGCTAGAAGGCCTAAAAACTAGAGATTTGTTAGTTATGCTTAGGTCGTTTGTGTCCACAAGCAAAAGGGCATATGGATTTTCTGAAGATATTATGGCCATATTGAGATCTGAGTCTAAAACAATAGAAGTGCAAAGTTCCGTAGTAATGAAAGAATTAACAATCTGATTGTTTGACATGTCTAAAATATAACACTTATTGTCAAGGTTGTTTAAGACGTATAAGGAATTATGCTTTTTGTCTAATGCAAAATCTATTATTCCTTTGCTTGCTGGGATCTCAGTAACGCTTAGTGTGGCGTGATCTATAACGCTTATGTGGTCCGATAAGTAATTAGCAACATAAATATTTCCTGAGCTTTCTATGATTTTTTCCGGCCTAAAACCAACATTAATCTCAGCGTCTATAACACCAGAGGGTATGTTGTATCTATAAACCTTGTCTTCAGTCTTAGAAGTAAAGTAAATAAAAGTGTTTGGCAAAGGAGCGGAAGTTGTAGTTGTTGAAATTAAGCTTGGATCAAGCTGAAAACCGTCCACAGAGCCAGCAACACGACCGCTGGGTAGCATTGTTTGAGAGTTAGTATCGTAAACGTCAACAGACTCTGTAGTAAAAAGCATTAATATACTACCATCCGAACTAAGAAGTAAGGAGTTTACAGGAGACGTTGATAGGTCAGTGAAAAGCTGTTGAAAATTACCGCTAGAATCTTGACTATAAGCTGAAAAAGAATTGCTAGAAGAAGACGCTACGTAGAAAATTTCATTGTCTTGATCAAATACAAAAGAGTCTCCATTCTGTACAAAAAAACGATCTATTATTTCGTTTTCAATCGGGTCTATAGTAAGTATTTCATTCGCCTCTGAAAGAGCGTAAATAACCGAATCTTTTTTAGAAGTTATAATGCTGTTAACAGTAGCATATCCAAGTTGCAGTTGATTTACTGGTTCGTACATTTTAAACCTCTGGATTGCCGTAAGTAAAAGTTTCGATACGATTTGCAGTAGAGCTATAGTAAGGATTTACACAAACATTAAATAAAGTTCCATCGCCATTGCAAGAAACTTTAAAACCAAATCTATCATTATCATTAACACCATAAATTGGATCACCAACGAGAGACCAGTTATTATTTTCGAATCTATAAATTCTCACTGTGCCACGTAAGTTATCTTCGGCTAAACTTCCTACAATCAATGTTTTTCCAGATTGGCTAACAGAAATTTGTGAATATGCAGCAGATGTGGGTAAGACTAACGAATCTCCAGACTGTACCCACCCAAGAACTCCACTAAAATCAAAAGATTTGATAGAATTATTACCAGAAGAAACAAATAATCTTGACCCCGTTTCGTTTAGTTTTGTCATGGACCCAAAGCTTTCGTTTGATTCTCCAGAAATTTTGTATTCTAGGGCCGCTGTGTCAGTATTTGGATCATATGAAAAAATATTCACATAACCATTGTTAGTTGTTGAAGACGCAGTAAAAACGTCGCCGTAGGCATTGATACTAACAGAAGAGCCAAAAGAATCATCAATATCGTCTCCGTAAAATTGAGTGCCAACCATTTCCCAAGAATTTATGGAACTATTGAATTTATACAATGCAACCTTATTATTTAAAGAGCTTAGTTTAGCCTTAGAAGACATAACCATGAAGGAGCCATCTTTATTTAAGTCTATGCCATAAGCGCACATATAATTTGTTGGGTCAAGATTATCACCGTATATTATTGGAGAAATTTCCGAGAAAGAACGATTTGTTTTATCTATAGCAAAGGTTGATATTGCGCCATGTGTTTCGTTAGAATTATTGCTGCTATGAGATCCAACTACTAGTATGGAGCCATTCCCGCTAAGATGCACTGATTTTACATCATATGGAAATTCTACGTCGTGCATTAATCTCTCGTATTTGCCATCAACTAAATGGTAAAAAGAAACTTTGTTTCTAAAATTTTGAACACATATAACTTCACCGTCATCGCTTACTGAAAATGAATAAGTGAAAAATTGATCAAAGCTATCGGGTCGAATGAAATAATCGAATTTGTTGATATTAAATGGTTTGTCTTCTATTTTTATTAATGAATTTTGATCAGTTAATACGTATATTGACTCTTCAACAAGTAAAAGATCTATTATAGCACCATTAATCTTTCCGGTGAGGTCTAGTGTTTCTAGGATTTTTGAGGAATAAGGATCGATTATCATAATTTGAGGCGATTCACTAGATGAAACGTATAGTAAATTGTTTTTGTATTTAATCAAGTCTGGAGCAAAATTGTCTGGGTAAGTCAAGCGGATATTGTATAGCAATGTTTCTGAGGCAATATCTATAACCTGAACAGAGTCTTCTGCGCCGCTTATCACAAATGCCAAGCCAGAAGTGTTATCGAAAACAACGCTTGTGCTATCTTCAAGAATGTCTACTTTTCTTTGTATTAGGCCTGTTGAAGTATTAAATACGCTCAAGCTATTGTTAGTAGGCGTTAAAGCGTAGATTTCAGATCCTAAGATATTCTCGCTAAAAAGAATGGGAAGCTCTGCGTTATCTTTTAAAGAAATCATGTAAGTTTCACCGTCTTCTATCAAATTGAAATCATTGTTTTCACTTGAAGATCTCCAATAAACATAGTTTCCATCAACGGGTTTTGCGACTCTATCGAAGTAGTGATCGTCAGAATCTAGATCGATATTGTTACCATAATATGTAAAAATCTCTATATCTTGATTGAAAAAGTTAGCGTAAGTTAATGAATAGGTAGTATCGAAAGATAAAGAATAAGGGGTAAAAGAATCTTGATCTTTTGAGATTATAACGTAACCTCTACCTCTTTCGAAGCTGTGTAAATTATTTTGTTCTAGTTCATAAGACCAACTTAACCAAGATTCACCATCGTAGCTATATATCTGCGCTACATTTTCAATTCCAGTAACCTGACTGAAATTTACAGTACTTGAACCAAAAAACTGAAAAAGCTGCAAAGCAGAAGTAATGTTTAAGTTAATCATAGGTCAACTCTGCCTTCCACGATTTGGAATTCATAATTAGTAATTGCGTCTGGCATGATTATTGAGAAATAAGATCCTATATAACCATTAGTTAGATTGATAGACATGTAAAGATTGTTATTTCTATAAACCTCGCATGTTATAGGTGTAAATCCAGCGTCTGCCACTCGATTGAATCTTAGAGTAATATTTGGGATGCCATTTAAAATTGTTATACCGTAGTTTGGTATAAGTAGTGAGCCATCTTCTTCGATAGAAGAAATAAAATCGTAAGATATTTCTGGAGGAACGGTAGTCGTAGTAGTGGTTGTTGTCTGTAAAGTAATCACATTGCCAACGGCGGCAGAAAAATCATAGCCAGTAACTGGAAGGCTCCAGTCGTAATCCGAGGAAATGAGGGAAATAGAATTGGTGTCAGTTGGTAAATCTGGGCCTAATTGTCCACGATTAGATTTTCCACAACCGAATAAATTATCAGCAGAATTAATAAACAAAGAATGAAAATTGCCAGCTGCAACATCTGTCCAGTTTCTTTCTTCGCTAATTTTTATTAAAGCTGGAATAACTTCTGCGGTTGAAGAATTTATTCCTAAACAACCATTATTGTTTGTTCCGAAAGAAAACAATTCACCGGCCTGATTGATGGCTAGGGAATGTTGATATCCAGCAGAAACTTTTGACCAATTATTAAAAATACCAGCATTTAATGCTATAGCATCAACATTTTGGCTACTGATATTATTAAAGTCTTCTATGAAATAGAAGCTATCGATGTTAAGAGAAGAAACTGGGGTTGGGTTCGATATATTTGTATTGTGTCTTGCTAAACGATATGTGCCTGAAGACCCCTCGTTCTCAATAATTTGTCCAACTCCAAGCTGAGATTCGGTATTTCTACCAAAAGCGAAAAGGTTTCCATTAACAGTAATACAAAGACTGTGCATATAAGCAGAAGCTGTTCTCCAAAGATAGCCAATGCCAATCTTTGTGGGAACTAAAACGTCTTCAAAGGTATTGTTTCCAACCTGTCCGTACTCGTTAGACCCCCAAGCGAACATTTCTCCTAGAGAATTTATTGCTATGTTGTGAGAAGTGCCACAGAAAACTTTTTCCCAATTCTTGGCAACACCAATCTTTTTGGGTTTTATGTGACTTATTCTAGTTCCATTGCCTAGCTGGCCATTAAGATTTCCTCCCCAAGTATATAATTCGCCATCCATAGAAATAGCAGCGCTGTGGTAAGATCCAGCAGCTACCATCTTCCATCTTATAGTATCATTGATTACTCTAGGATTGATGATATCAGTTTTAGTTCCATCGCCAAGCTGACCATCAGAGTTCCAGCCCCATCCGAATAATCTACCAATAGAATCTATAGCAAGCGAATGAAAATCGCTAGAAGCTAATGATGCAATATTTGGCACATTAATTTGAGTTAGAGCGGAAGAAGAAGTTCTAGTGGTATCAAACCCTAATTGGAAGTTTCCGTTATAGCCCCAAGTAAAAACACTATTGTAAGTTGGTTCTGGCTCTAAAGTGGTTGTAGTTGTGGTACTAGTAGTAGTGCTAGTAGTTGTCGTTGTTTGGCAATCACTATAAATTGGACAGCCATCATAAGTACCACCATCGTTAATGATGTCTGTTATAGTTCTCACTTGTCCCTGAGAACAAGGCGCAGGAGTTGTGCAGTCTGGAGGCCAAGTCGTGGTCGTTGTTGGCTCAGGAGTAGTTTCAAAAGATTGTATTCTTACGCGCTTCCAACCCTCTGAGGTTTTAAAGTAAGCCCAATAATCATCGATAGCAAAAGATCCAACATCACCGGCAGACAAGGGATCAGAAATTGTGTTATACTTTGCGTAGGAATTTCCACTAGGAGCAAATATGAGATTTTGTAGAGAAATATTTTTATACTTCGAATCACTACTATCCCAAATAACCAATGTGTCTGAACCATCTGTTTCTTCTGGGCTAGAGATGTCATCGTAGGAATTATAAGAGGTTATATTAATATCAGACGTATAAATAACGCCAGACATGGTTGTTGAGCTAGAAGAAGAGTAATATAGAACGTCTGGAGCGTCTTGTGGGACGGTAAAAAGTATAGCGCCACTATCTGTGCCGTTATTAGCAACTCCGCTGTTGTAAATATTTAGATTATCTGCGCTGGGACTGGTTTTAATGAAGAAGGGATAGCCATTTGTATCAACATTAAAAATGTATTTCAAGCCTTTTTGTAAATTTATGCTTGGATTTACTGAAGAGTTAGTTCCAGCGCCAGAGAAAACATATTCTTCGTTGATTTGATTTATGTTAAAAGAATTTAAGCCATCGTCAATGGCAGAGCGTAAAGAGCCTGAAGCTGTTATTAAGTTTTCATTTTGTGAAATATCGCCAGCTTCAAAGTCGGAACGAAGTAGCCCAGAAGCCTCTGTAAGATCATTTCGCAGAACGCCAGAAACATCATTAAGGTTTGATATGCTTACATATAAAGAGCTGAGATCTGGGATATCATCAATATTTATTGTTCTAAAAATTGGATAATCATCGGCGCATGGACCACTACAAGTGCCGCTTCCGGGTCCAGCAAGAAAAGTTCCCTCTGGCTGTCTTTTGAACAATATGATATTATCAACAGTACCGCTTAATTCAATTACGTCGTGAATTAAAGTATTATTGTCTAATTGGTTTGGCTCAAAGTGAACCAGCTGACTACCGCCAGTATAGTTAATATCTCCGTCGTTTGCGGGAGGAAAAACAACACCGCTAGGCCCAACATAAAATCCAGAAGCTTGAACAGAAGATTCGTTAACGCTACCTCCGATATCTATAGCGTAATCAGGGTATGATTTTTTTATACCTAAGCGCTTATGGTTAAAATCCCAAATAATCTCGCTATCATAGTTTAATATGTTTGAAGAAGACCAGAATGCTAGACCACTACTTTGAGGAAAATTTAAATCAGCAACCCCAGAGCCAATATAAACAGAATGAGTAGAAGGATAAGTAACATAAACTTCTTTTGCGCCATCAGTAAAGGGAACCTTTGCGTGGTTTGGTTCACTGCTCTTAAATGGCATTCTAACAATGGACTGGCTAGATAGTCCGACGCTAAAGATACCTGAACCAATTTCATAGTTTATTCCATTGGTGGCTGCGTAAAATAATATATCTCCATCCTGATATGCGGAGCCAAAAGAGCTAAAGCCATTAGCAGCGCCAGATAATTCAAAGTCTGAAGTACCTGTGGTCCAGCTAATTTCTTTAATTCTGTCTGAAAGTATAATAAGATTATCTGACATTATTGCCCCTTAGTTATGGTGCGGATGTCGTTGTTGCTAGTGAGTCTGGCTGTTCGTTGTCGTGAGACAGGCCGAATATGACTAAATCATTAACTTTAGAGTTTACGTATTCGCCGTTGTCATTTCTTACGACGAACGTGACATAGTTAGTGGCTCTTTCAATCACTCCAACTGTGTTTAAATCGAAGTCAACATTGCTTGAATTGTCAGTTGTACTATTGCTGGAACCAATCGCAACGTAAGGAAGTGGAATGCTGTCTTTAAAATAAATAACAAACTTTCCATCACCAGTAGATTGAATATCAGCGATGTTAAAAGAAGCATTAACAACAATTGGTCCCGGAGTTGGGTCGCTAAGAGCGTGAGCGTCGAAAGTAACCCAAGCTTTGGCTACCCCCTTGGAGCTGCGCATTTGAGAGTTGTCATGATCAAACTGAGTATTGGTTTTATAACCAACGTGTAGAGTTTCATTATTGTCATCAACTGATACAAACTTTAAGCCTTTATCTGAACTTGAATTGCTGCCATCGTTACCCTCAGAATTTAACCAGTAATTGTCTAAACCAAGGTTTCCCTGCATTTGTCTTTGCCCGTTTACATTTAAATACTGAGTATGCACATCTCCGATAGTCAAGTTAGCAAGTAAATTGTGGTCAACGGCATCATTTCCGGGATATGGAACGAGCTGTATATTGTCACCCTCTTGATTGCCTCCAACGCTGGAAAACTGAACCCCAGACTCTGCTATAAAAAGACCCTGAGCGCTACCAACAATTGCAGCTCTAACACTTGTTTGAAATGGATTAACGCTATTAAAATTGCTATTAGCAACGATGTGAGCTATGGACTCAACTGTATTATCCATGTTCTCTCTAACGTCAGCTGCCGATATCAATCCAGCGTTGTTGTCTGCCAAATCGGCCCTTATAGATGCTTGCAAAACACCTTTGTCTTGAACTGTCGCCATTTAAAATCTCCTTTTATCTGAAATAATTTCCCCTATGATCATAATCGCTGTGAGTTCTTGCGACCACATCACTTCCGGGACTATATGGACCAAGAATAGCTTGTCCACCCAAGCTTTTACCAGCAGTGTAATCTAGTGAAGCTTCTTCATACTTTGAACAATACTCTTGAAGTAGAATGTTTAAAGTGGAAGAAACGCCACGAAGATCTATTGAGGAAGGGCCGTCTTTTATTGCTATTGAATTTCCAGACTCCGCTTTGATTTCACTGCCAAGAATTACGCAAGCTGTTTTTAGGCACAAGAGGGTAATAAAGTCATTATCTGATTTTTCTACTGGGTCGGGCGAAATCGTGCTATTTGGTATATCTATAACGTAATTTTCAGAAAATTCATTCTTGGACAAAACAAGCTGCGCCGAAACAGTAGCTGCTTGCTGTAGTCTTGAGTCTGTATATTTGTAGTTATTACTGTCTAGGTCATTAAGCATATGACGAAGCATAATAGTTATATTAGTTTGCCAAGGCATGTATTTAATCCCTAAAAAGTGGTTTGTAATAGATTATACACTGTTTTTCGCTAAAAACTTACAAGCGCGTTGAATTCGTTACTGACCCATATTGGCCTGTATTCTGAGCCAATTCTAATCGCAACAACATAATCTCCCTTTTTTATTGTTAGATTAGGATCTCTGTTATGCACGGTAATTAAAGATCCTTGCAAGTCCATTATGGACCCATATGTGGGCATATTAATACTTTCTGGCCTAGAAATCGTAGAAGTACAAGAACCTTCAACTAAAAGTGACTGTAGAGAGGAATTTATATCAGATTGTTTGGATTCTAAATCTTGTATTTTATTTGAATCTGAAGAATTCATGAAACTTCCATCGCTGAAACAAATCCCTCCTTTTAGCTTGAGATTTCCAGAAAGTTCAGCAAATGGACCATCAACCTCAATATATGAAGTTGGATTTGTCATCGCTGGATCTTCGTGGTTTAGCTCCAGTAAAGTTTTGCTGAAATTTCCCGAAAAATTAAACTTAAAAGAATAGTCTGGATAATTAGATCCGCCAATATCCATAACTTCTATTGAATTGGAGTTAATTTTTAAGGATTCGCTATTAGTTGAATTATTGATCTCTAATAATCCATTGTTTGGCAATTGTAGCTTTTTATTTTCGTTATTTGGACCAAGAATGCCTTTGAGAAGAATATGATCATCGTCTAGTCCTAGTAGAAAATTAAAATCACTGTTAACACTAAGACCTACTCCGTCTGTACCTATGCATATATTGTGTCTAGAATTTTTATTATTCATCAAAGACTGATATCCGATGGCGACGTTGTTGCTTCCTGTCGTGAGAGACTTTCCGGCTTCGGAGCCATATGCGGTATTAAAAGAGCCTTCTGAGATTTGATTTAATGAATTAAAGCCTAAGCCAGTATTGTTATTAGAAGAATGTTCTTTTTTGTTGTCAAAAGAGTTTAAGCCGCCAGCAACATTTGTATTATTGATAAAAAGAAGACCATCAGAAGAATTCATGCTAGTAGTAATCATATCAAAAATATTTCCACTACTATCTATGAAAAACAAGCTTGACGATTGAATATCTCCTACTATCTTCTCTTTTGTGAAAATTGCGCCATAGCCAGAAGCTGCAACGGGACTAGAAGCAGAGTGAACAAGCCCAATAGAAGAAGATTTGTTCACCAAATCTCCAATATTAACAGAAAAATTGTGAGTACCGCTAGTATTATTAAATAAATCTAAATTATGATCAGTTAACCTAGCGGCTGTAACGTCATTGTATCTCAAATGTAAAGCGTTGTTGCAAATGATTTCTGATGATCCTCGATTGTTGGTCTCTAATTGTAATTTGGCAATCTTATTTGGACCAGTAGTATTTACTCTAACTGCGCATGAATCTTGAATGGAAAAATCTGCCGTAGATTTAGGTATATAATTTTCTTTATCTGTTATTGCAAATATATTAGAAGAGCTATCTCTATTTACTACTAAGTGATTGATGGGAACCCTTCTGTAAACGCTTGTGGAAAAATTTCCGTTAGAATCAACAGAAGTCATTGAAGATTGTACTTGGTCAGAAAATGGTGAGAATGATTTTATGGAAAAGCAAGACCTTGAAGGAGAATTTACGACTGAGTTATTAATGATGGAAGATGTGGCTGATTTGTTTTCGTACTCAAGCTCAAATCCAATATAATAGCCCTCGTTGGCGGCGTTGTCGCTGCCATATGCGCTGCTGAAAAATCTTTGAGCAATGACAGAATTTTCTTGAGCAGGTGTTAGAAAAGAAGTTATAAGGCTTGAACCCTGAGAAGCAAAGTTGTAGTTACCAAAACCAAGTGTATTGTTATCGCCATAAGTCTTTTCCCCAAAATAAAAATAATCATCACGAATGGATAGAATATTATCTGATTCTGGTTTTTCTAATTTAATTTCAAAAGACTCGAAAGAATGTAAATTATTAGCTTTTATGTAAGCATCTGGTGGAAGTTCTAAGCTAATATTAGATTTCCAGAAAGGTATATCAGAAGACTTTGTGTCTAATAATAAATCAAAAGTATCTCCAGAATCAACATGTACTCTAAGGCCAGCTCCATCTACTTGCCTTTTTGTTAAATATGGTATAAGGTTGTTAGAAGTTTCTGCTAAAAAATAATCATAAAGAGAATAAGAGCCGCCAGCATCTAAAATTACTTCTTCTGGCTTCGCAGCTAAATTTATGGTCTTATTAAGATAATGAGACTGATGAATAAACTCAGCATTCTGTATAACTGCGGTATTATTTACAAGTAAATTATCGGTGTATAGGTAATTAAGGCTGTTAGAGAGAGAGCCAATATTATAATTGCTATCATGCTCTGGAACTAAATCAAAATTAAAGTATACATTGTCACTATTAGAAAACTTCCGAGTAGAGGACAAGAATATGTTGGAAGCAAACAGATTTTTCCAAATGAGTTCATGAGAGCCAATATCAAAATCTTCATTAGTTGAAGGAGAAATAGATCCGCTAACCTGTAGCTTGGCATTGCCTACAAAGTCGTTAGTATTAATTGCAAGGATATTTTGCTGCAAATCTCCACGAAGCAATGGAGTAAAATTTGAGCCATCAACATCGCTGCATAAAACTCCACTATCAATAGGCGCAGAACCTAAATAAAACTGATAGCTGTCATTTCCTGATATGTAATAACCAGCCCCGTGGCCAATGGAAATGTTGAAGTCGCCCTCTTTATTAGAAATAAGACCAAAATTTCCAATAGAAACGTTACCAGAACCAGAAACATTAGCGGCTAAAGTGTCATGGCCAACAGAAACGTTATCAGATCCGTAAATATTTGTACGAAGAGACTGGGAACCTATAGCTGTATTTCTGTGGCCCTTAAAGTTTAATCTAAGAGCAGAAAAGCCAAAAGCTGAGTTGTCTTCACTTTCGTAGTTTGGGAAACCAGATCTTTCTATAGCCCTCTGACCAAATATTGATGTTCGCGTATTTGGGGTTTTGGCGTTTTTGGATCTAATATCTAAATCAGAAAATAATTCTGGTAAAGAATCTAGAACGTCTAAAAGATTATGCCTTACATGGTAGGGGGTTATAGACTCGTTGGAATTATCACTAAGCTCATTTAATATATTATTAACCAACTGTGGCTTGGATAGAAGCATAAATCACTTCCTTTTTTTTAGTGAATGCTAATTTCAAGAGAGTTGGTATCAAACTTAATGCTATCTCCAGCAAAAACGTATCTAGGGTTATTAAGTTCCGCATAAAGTAATAGATTTCCAGACTGATGATCTGGGCTGTCCAAAATAGCTACTCCAGAAACCCAACCCCAGTCAGTCAGAGCGGTGTCGAATACTAACTGTGTAGTATTTTTAATAAACCCATTACCTTCGTACATTGTATAGCCCGGATTTGACTCACCGCTTGCTGTTAAGCTGTGAGGACCAAAAAATGAAATTCCGGGATATTCTGAAAAAGTGTATTCGTCTGCCGTTTTGGCATTATTGACTGCATCTATGTCATTATTTGTAGCGGTAGATTCAGATAAGTAAAGAGGATAAAAATAACCAGAAGATGGTACATCCTCAGTAAAAACTGTAAAAGCTGTAATGTCATCGAAACCAGATCTTCCCCAATGAGAATTTCCATTGACAGAAGGATTTCCTAGACTTATTCTGTTATAATTCGTGCTAACAGAAACAGAGTCAAGCTGACTTGAAACTGGAATTTCTGGAATTGTAGATCCAGAGTCGTTGTCTTGCGGTACGCCACTAGTTAAAGCTATGGAAATATTTTCAGGCTTAGAAAAAACTTCCGTCCTAAATAGATGTGTCAATATGCCAGATTCTAAATAATCTGATAAAGCTGCCATATTTTAGCTCCAATTCATGATTCCTTTGGTGATAAATGCCCATTAAGGAATAAGCCACCCCCTGACCGAAGGTGGCTTTTTCCATATGATAACAAGAAAAGAAATAATGATTCTATTAGAAAGAACCGAGAATAACTCTTCTGTTGTCAAGAACACCAAAGCCAAGTTCGGCCCAGCCGTAATAGCCAGCTCTTTGCTGACGATGCAGGGTTGGGTCTTCAAAAACTTGGAGCTGTTCTTTAACTGGCATGACGAAGCTATCATTCGACGACTGGTCTAAGCCAACGACTAATTCAGCATCGTTGCTTTCGACGGAACCGCCAAGGTCGCTGGTAAAGAACGACTGATACTCTTGGCCTTCGCCAAGTTCGTCAAGGTCATGAACATTAACGCCAAAGATTCTAGTCAATGGAGCGCCGCCTTCTGGTGCGGAATAGATTTCACGACGAGTAACCTCGTCAACCTGATCCAAGCCCCAGTTTCTGATGTCTTCCAAAGCTTCTGGCGAAACGTAGAGGTCAGTAAGACGACCACGACCAACAGATGCCGAGTTTCCACCGGAATTACGACGCATGACAGTTTGCATTAATGAAACAAGCCTCTTTGTGAAGAGGCCTTCGGTTGCATCACCATCATAAACAAGAATGTTACGATCAACGCCAGCTGCAAGAAGCGTGTGCCAGCCGTCGTCGTTCATCTTCTTTACGAAGCCAGCTTCCATGACCTGCATGGCACGACCAACAATATCCCAACGAGCTTCACGAGCGTAACGCAGAAGATAATCTACGGACGAGGCAATGCTATAAGTTGGAATCATCACATAGTCGCCTTCAACCGAACGCTCTGGAATTCTACCATGACCGGGATTTGTATAAGCGACATGTTCGCCTTCAAGGCCCGGGCTGATAAGATCAAGAGGGAATTCAGTTGTTGAGCCTGACTCAACATTGATGGTTTCGAAAATATTACCAAGGATGTTGCCAACCAAGACACCCTTACGAAGAGGTAATTCTAAAGCTTTGGCAAACTCTCTCTGAGCAGCCTGAGCTACGTTAACATCGGCATCACCTGATTTACGCAGGAGATTGATGAATTCATCACTAGGTCTTTCTGTAATAGGCATATTAAATGTCTCCTTTATTTTTTATTAATCAGGGAAGGTTTACTTCGACTTTAGCGTAGCCGTCAGCATCCTTAGCTGATAAGAATCGGCCTACTACCTTGCCATTAGTACCAACGGCGTTGCTAAGATAACCAACTTCAGCGCCGCTTGTAGCGTCTGAAAGATAAGCAACATCACCAACACCGGGGGTAACACCAGTTTCAATGGCGTTAGTTACGACATAACCCTTGCGGAGTATCGTAACTTTACCACCCTTTTGAACCTCGTCCTTGTGCTGGTTGAGGTGAGTTCTGGTAAGGTCTTTGTTAACAACATCGTTAAGCAGGATTCCAGCTGGAACGCTATCAGCGTCAGCAGCTTCGGCAGCAACGAGGGCTACACCCTGATCCATAGCAGCGCCAGAACCAGTACCGTCTTGATAAACTACGACAAGACCACGATCAAGCACGGTGTCGCAGAAAAAACTAATATCTGTCTGGAGTTCATATCTGTCTGATTTTAAAGCCATAATTAATTTCTCCTTTAATTATTTGCTAAGTACGTTGGTCTCAAGCCACTCTGCTACGCTAGCTCTTGTGGCCAATAATTCATCTTTTTCTTCCGAAGCGTCCACTAGAGTGGCCTCAGACGTAGAAACTTCTTCTAAGATTTCTGCAACGGTTTCTTCCGAAACCTCTTCTGCTTCTTCATTAGCTTTTGCTTCTGCTTCTTCAGCCTTTGGTTTTTCTTCTTTGTCTTCTTCTGTTTTCTTGTACTTGTCGGCCATTTTCTTCATGGCGGCAAGAACAGTTTCAAAAGATGCATCGTCTAACTCTTCGTATGAAGCGAGTGATTCTTCAGCTTCTTCAGCTTCTAAGCCAAGGTCGAGAAGAGAAGCCTTGCGGGCTTCTGTTTTCTTTTCCTTCTTCATCTTCTTGAGTTCTTCCATCTTTTCCTTCATGTCTTCTTCGTTCTTAGCTATAGAATCCTGAAGTTCTTTGATGGTTGATTCTTTTTCTGAAACAGAAGCTTCAAGGTTATTGATAAGTTCTTCTTTTTCAGCAACAGTTGTCTCAAGAGCAGCGATTGATTCAAGCGCTTCTTTGGAAGCGGCTGCCTCTACCTGCGACTTGAGTGCTGTGTTTTCTTCTTTTGCAGATGCTAGCTGATCTTTTAACTCTGCAAGCTGCTGCTCTAAAAGATTTGTATCTGACATATCATTATCTCCTTTTGGAAAACTAGTTATAGTTATATCGTTTAGTGAAAATGCCCTACTTGAATCAAGTATAACACTACGAGGGTTTGCAGGCTTAGAAACAAGTCCTTTGCCAGAAAATGAAATTTCTTTTAAAGATCTTCCAATTTTGTATCCTTCATATTCACCAGTACCACCGTAAGCTCTAAGGTGTTTAGTTAAAAACGCAGAGCCTTCATTTCTTTCTAAAAGCTTTGCTTCACCAGACTCACTAAGTAAAGCATAGTCAAATCCAGCAAATAAACACTCCATAGAAACAAACCATTTGCCTTCTTCAATTTCAGCAATAATTTGATTCATCCTCTGTCTATTTTCTGGATCAGTCCAGCTATTATAAAGAACTGCTTCTGTAACTATATCAAACTTGGGTGGCATTTCTTCGGAAAGAACTCTTTCGCCGCTCTCGTTAATGATATAACTACCAGTAATATGACCGATGATGTCGTTTTCATCGTGCATAAAATTGAATTGTTTATCTTCCGGTGTGCTTCTAGCCGCCCAAGTTTCTGACGGATTGAACACATCATCATTTTTATTCCAGCCAGTAGAAACTAATACTGACTTTAGATAATAAAGATCTATTTGTTCGGGATTAGCATTAGAGGCTTTAATCTTATCGATAGTAAAGCTGAACTTTTCGTCAAAATTTTGTTCTAACGACTCTTCTTTGGATTGCAAAACAGCGGGCGCACAGTAGGCTATACTGGCACTTGATTGCACAAGTTCAGCTACACCGTCTAAGATTTCTTGTTTATGTATTTGCATATAAGCCTCTAGCTAAAGAAATATACACAAGATTAAAAAAAAAGTAGATTATTGCATATATTCTGAAAGAAAAATACCAATTGAATTATTCTTAAATTCATCAACAGACATTATATCCAAGGAAAGTTTTTTGCTTTTGACCTTCATTTGAAGGTCTTTTGGTATACCAAGGTTAGATTTTAGTATAGAGAATACATCAGAGTGCGAAAAATCGCTTAATGGATCTAGGTTTAAGAAAACCTCTAGCTTTAAAAGCTCTAAGGTGTTAGCTTCAGACTTCGTTAGTTGCCTTAAATTCTTCTTTCCTATTGATCCTAAGAAAGCTTTATTGATAATAGAGCCGGATTTTTCCCAAGTTTTTTCAGCCCAGTTAAGAAACTCGGCAACTCCGGGGGTTGATTTTGGCTTTGTTGTTCGTTGTTTTCTTGGGACAGAATCTTGAGAATTGTTGGGCCTACCAACGGGTTTTATATCCGTGTTGGTGTTTTGTTTTTGTGAGTATTTTTGTTTTTCTTTTTCTTGTTTTAAGTTAATTTGCCCCTGTTTATCCATTTTTTCAAGGTCTTGCTGATGATTTGGATTGTGATAAGGGCTAGCTTTTGGTGGACCAGAATCTTCTCTTTTGTTAACCTCTCTTTTGATTCTTATGTTTTCTATTTGTGGTATTTCCTTAAATCTCTCTAATAGTGTCTCGTGGCTGATTATATCTCTATCTGCTAACTGAATCAGCAAATTCTTTTCCGAAGCTTCGTCAGATAGAGTCATTTGATCAAACTGAATGTGAGCTTTGTATCTAAAGCCCATAGCCTGTCTCACAAGCTCAAGCTCTTTTTCCCAGAATCTAATGAGTTGGTCTCGTCCGTATTGTAATCGTTCAACCAAGGTCTTAAGCGAAATAAAGTTATTTGTAAAGCCTCCACCGTTTGTGGCCATTCCAGTAAGAGTTGGTGGGACACCCAGTCCAGCATAAATACTATTCAACACGGAGGTATACTTCTCGGAACCTAGAAATTTGTAAACCTCGCTATGAGATTCTTGAAAAGATAGTTCTGGACCCCAAACGAGTTCCATAGTGCCACCACCAACGTTACTGGCAAGAATGTCTCTAAGCTTGTTAATAGCTGCTTTATTGGGCAAGATTTTATGCTCAAGATTGCCCAATGTCCACAATCTAATATTAGATATAGCGCCATCTAAGGCTGAAAGATCAGCAAGTCGCATTTTTTCTAACATAATAATATCATCTAATATTGCATAGATCATCGGATTTGCCCATTGCCTCCAGTCGTCTTTCTTGTAATAGAACATGCTTAATCTCTCTGGATCTAATGGGATATCCTTTTCTCCTCTGATTAAGCTTTGTTTTATTGCTGGAGGTAAAGTGTCTAATACATGATTAGGAATATCACCGGCCTTGAACTTGTCAAAAAATGAATTCGTTGTAATAGTGTAGTTTTGTAAGCCCATGAACAAGGATAGATTTCCTTCTTTATTTTTGACTGTTAGAGGGTTAAAGAAGTTATACCTCCAAGGTATTTCGTTTGGCGAAGCAGATGGTAGCTCGACCTTGATATCAGAAGAAAGAGCCTTCATGTAATCCTTCAATTTAGGTGTTATTTGAGCGTAGCTACGGTAAATAATAACATTGCCGGTTCTATAAAGATTGTTTAGAAATCTTTCTGAACGCTCTTTGCCATTAACGCTTCGGAACCACTGTTGGTAGAATTTTTCAACACTCTTGTCTCTGTGAACAATCTGAATACCCTGACTTCCAAAGTCACCCATGAGATCGATAATATTTCTAATGATACCAACCTTATCGTATGCATCCATGCACATTTTGATAATTCTACGCTGCTGAGTGGGAACGGCTTCCTCTGGGCGAAAAGAATAATAATCGCTATGCTGGAATCCCGGTCGCACTGACCTGTTCGGTTCTATATCTATAAAGTGGCGATAGTGATTGCCCTGAGATTTACTTAGTCCGCTATAAGATTCTACATTTTTAGAGAATTGAGACATAGCGTTGGCTTTGCCTTGATCGTCGCCATCTCCCCACGTAAGCATATCGTCATTCATCTTTAACCTCAATTGGAATGTAATTGGAATGTATACGTATTAATACACATCTTTCATCTGATCTGCAAACCAACTTGGACCATTGTATAATTTATCGTCTGTTTTAGGCATATATCCACCAGTTGCAAAACCTCCATAAAATTGATACTCTGCCTGAGTTGGTAGTCTTTGTAAAGTTCTTGCGGCCATGTTTGCCATCAGTAAAGCTGAATATCTATCCTTTCTTATTTTACTCTTTTTGCCAGTTCCAACAACTACTTCTGGCGTATCCCATCTATCTCTACCAGCAGAAGTTTGAGTCATCTGAATCATAGCTAATTCATCTTTTAGCTCTTCGATGTCTAAGACGCATTCTTCAAGGGTGTCAAACATCCTTCCCTTAGTGCCGTCTTCATGGCCAGAAATTGTTAATGTCAATGGGTCGAATCTTGGAAATAATAAAGCTTTATCCTCAAAGTCTTTTCTCATGCCGTGGTTTGATTCGGCTAACCAATCGTATTTAGCGAATTGGCACATTTCTAATATGTGTAGACCACGTTCTCCGTCTGTATCTTTTGGCTTGTCGTCATCTATAACTGGCCAAATAGGAGCCTCTCCATCTTTAATCTTATCATTGTCATGAAGGGATTCCATTACAGCAACGCCGCCCCCCTGAGCGTCCATTGCTATATGTATACATGGAAATAACCTCATTAAATCTCTTATTTTCCTAGCACAATAAGCATAAAAATCTGTTTCAGTAGAATATCCGCGCTTAACCTTCTCTTTATGTTCTGATCGTGTCGTTGTCCAGCAGTGAACTATCCTGCGATGCGAAGGGTGTACTTCTAAAACAACAATGCTAAAATTGTCAACTTCAGATGCGGGGTCAACACCGAATATATAACGCTTGTCTTTGTTTCCTAGCAAAACCGCTTCAAAAAGTATATCATTACCATTTTCATCTTTTATAGCAGAGTCTTCAGAAACAACGCAAGACTCAATCAAAGAACGCTTGAAAAAGCCTTGAGAGTCTCTTGTAAAACAAGCGCCGTACTCCATTTGGTAAATTCCAGTATGAACGGTGGCCTTAGATCGAGCTACTTGGTCGGCATCCATAAATCCCTTTGGTAGAAGTTCATATGGCATTCGTATTATAGAATATTGAGTCCAATCAAAACTGTCTGGTGGATCTTCCCCGAATATTTCTCTAAGCCTAGATATATCTCCTCGGCTTTTAATAATAGACTTCCACTTCTTCCAGTATGTGGCAAAATGATTAAAATCATAATAAGCTGTTCCTGAGAGAATAATCTGATTGTCTTTCTTAACTTCTTTCTCTTCTGTGTGAAAGGATACACCAAGCTCTTCTGCTTTCTTTTTCGCTGCTAACCTTTTAACGTTTTCTACTGGATCTGCACTAACAGCCGCAAAGCCAGCAACAACGTTTTCAAATATCTCTCTAGGTATAGACGCAAATTCGTCGGCAATAATATCGTTAGCTCTTTGACCTCTAATCTTCTGGCCGTCGCCAAGAGGCAAACAAGTGACTGTACTATCATTAAGACGAAGGGTGCATCTATCAGTATCCCTGCGCGGGCCACTGTCTCCGTCGCAAATATCTCTTAACATTGGAGAATTGCGCCACATAGTCTCCATGTACTCAAAAAGAACCTTGGACTGTCTGAATGCCGCTCCGACAACAACTACCTTTCTACGGGGCAATATGAGCGCCCTAAGTACTGCATAGAGAGAAAGCATGAATGATTTACCAAAACCTCGGCTGGCAATGAGCATTGGGAATTTTCTATTCCATATTTCCCTGAGAAATAAAGACTGGGATGGTAGAAGTTGTATATTCAATATTTCTCTAGTAATAAACGACAGATATTCCGGCCTAGTCATTAACCAAGCAAGTTTAATATTAAAATCGTCATCTGAAGCGGTAAGTATAGACATTGGGTTAAAGAAGTCTGTTTCCGCACTGTCTAGCCCCAACCAAGCTTCATCAATTGTTTTTAGTTTAGATTTTGCCACGAATTAATAACCTTGTCTGCAAAGCCATAGTGAACTGCCTCATGTGCTGTTATGTACCAATCTCCAGATTTTAACTTTGTGCTTAAATAGTTTTTTACTTTTGTTACTGCATTCTTGCCGTATTTTTCGATAAAGAAATCTCCATTACAGCATTGATTTGCATATATATCAAGCATCGTATCGCATATTTGTGTTTCGTATTTTATCCAGTTCTGAACATTTAGGTAATCACCGCCTGCGCTCGTGCTGCCGTAATGAGACATAAAATATGTGTGAGGAGTAATCAGCCTAGTGTCTGCCGCTTGAAATATAATGCTACTCATTGACTCTGCTTGTCCATAAGCAATTATTGTAACATGAGATCTACACATTGTAATTGCATCATATATCGCCATGCCATCGGGCCATGCTCCACCAACGCTTTGCATGTGAATTATAATTGGTTTATCTGACTTTATATCTAGCGCACGTATATTCTTAATAAATGTATTCGACATTTTATATTCAACTCCGGGATTCTCATCATCTCCAGAGCTATAATAATTGTGTAAGAAAATTTCCCTAGAGTCTATATTAGATCCATGATTGTGAAAATCGTAGAGAATGTCTTTATCATTGTTGTTCATCTTATGTCTTTCTCCCGATAGTATACATTTCGTTAATTCGCTTGAAAATGCTGCTAACAGCAAGGAATGCTGTATGCTTGTCTCCGCAGAAGAGTACGTGTACGTCATTGTATAACTCAAATTCTATTAAACATTTTAGCATATACTTACCGGTAATTTTAAGCGATGCTTTATTCTTTACTGGTATTCTTGTGTCTTTAGGGAATTTAATTAGATCTTCAAGAGAAAATTCTAAAACTAGATACTTATGAGGAAAGGGTTCCATTCTTTCTATTTCATTCAAGAAGGCGTATTTCTTTTGTCCTAGATTTATAGCTAGCTCTTCAACACAGCCTTTTCTTTCTATGCATATTTTGTCTTCCATGCCCTGTATTGAATAATCGCCAGTGTCAAGCTTCTGGTCTATCATGCCAGCACAAGTGTTGAATTTACTAAAATAATATCCATCCTGCTCTCTAGTGTCTTTGAGAACAGTGAAGTCAGGAGCTTTTTTATACTTTGCCATTTATAATCTCTCTGAATAAATTTTCGTAGTGGGACTCTTTTCCGGTGATTGATTTATGGCAATGGCGACAAAGGGTAATACCATTTGATGGTTCATATCTTAAAGCGGAAGCGGTTGACCAAGTTTTTATGTGATGTACATTTAGATCTTTTCTGCTCTTGCAATTTGGCATTTGGCATTTAAAACGATCCCTATTCAGGACAGACATTCTAAATTTCTTGTATTCTGGATCTTTGTAATCTCTTTTCATAATGCATATACTTTATCTATGCGTAAGTGTTTTCTAATTTTCCTACAAATAATCCTAGTTGAAATAGAATCTTCTTGCTTCATAATTAATCTCATTAATCTTAACATAGCAATGTTACAAGCGTCGTCAGGATCTGAGGCCTCAATGAAAATAATTGTAAAAGGTGAGTGGAATTCATATAAATCAAAACGCATTAAATAAGGAAATACATCAAAGAAGTCTATGAAAATCTTATAGTTCTGCATCAATCATAAGTTTTACTAACCCCTCCAAGTCGGTCTTTGGCTGCCAACCAAGATTATTTTTAGCCTTTGAAAAATCTCCTCTTAGATAATCTACTTCTGATGGTCTATAAAATTCTTTGTCTATTAGATAAAGTTTCTTATAATCTGTTATTCCGGCGCTATAGAAGGCTATATTTAAAAACTCTGCTATTGTATGAGTTTTTCCTGTACAAACAACGTAATCGTCTGGTTTATCTTGCTGTAACATTAACCACATGGCTTCTACATAATCGCCAGCGTAACCCCAGTCTCTATAGGCTTCTAGATTGCCAAGTCTTAGCTTTGGAAACTTGTCGTTATTTATGCTAATGTAGTCGTCGCTGAAAAACAGTATTGGGTTTTCGTAAGAATTTCTCCAGTGAATAAAATCGGCTATCCATTTGATAATTTTTTTAGTGACAAAGTTTTCGCCCCTGCGTGGACCTTCGTGATTAAATAATATACCGCAGCTAGCGTGTAAGCCATAACCATCGCGATACAAACCAACGGCATAATGCGCAGCACACTTAGAAATAGCATATGGAGACTGCGGCATGAATTTAGTGTTTTCATTTTGGTATTTATTTCCATTTTTGTCTACGTCATAAGAACTTCCAAACATTTCGCTGGAAGAAGCTTGATAAAACTTAACATGTCGCCTATTTAGGTCTACGAGGCTCTGTAATAAGTTTAGGCAGCCTTTCCCGGTAATATCCCATGTAAGTGCTGGTTGCTTAAAGGAAGTTGCCACATGCGACTGTGCCGCTAGATTGTAGACTTCATCAACATCTTCGTTATCTTTGAATATATTAATTACACTACTAACATCTGTGATGTCTCCCTCGACTAGCTTGAACCTTTCGTTATGTAAAATATGTTTTATTCTTTGTGTATTGTCTGTGCTGCAACGTCTGGCGACACCAACAACTTCATAGCCTTTTTCTAAAAGAAAATCTGCAAGGTGACTTCCATCTTGTCCTGTAATACCGGTTATTATTGCTTTCATGTTTATTTCCTTAATTCATTTAGTGATATTTTTTCTTCTTCTTCTAGAATTTTTTTATTGTATCTTTTACCGCCTTTCGGATGCCAAGCAGATAATGCTAAATGAGAAGAAACAGTGTGTCCGGGCTTTGGCGGTCTTAGAGAAAAAAACATATCATTGTAATCCAAGTAAGTGTCTTTTCTTTTTGATAAAGTATTTATTATGTCTGACTTTGTGATTTTTATTCCTTCGGTGTATCTATGAAGCCACCTCATTACGCCATTAGTGAAAAGAATAGGCGCTGGAACAAAGCTTGGTCGATAAAAAGAGCTTATGTGTTTTACGAAGGGTTGATCTGGAGAATAGCCAAAAATACCATCAGTAATCCAATGAGAACCTTTTTCTGGTATTACAAAGAAAAAATCTTTTGAAAGAATTTTATCTGGTAGCGGCTGGTGAAATCTAATGTCACAATCAACATAAAATCCACCAAAATAATTTACTAATTGGACTCTGAAAACGCCAGACATTAAAACATTTAGATGGGTTTGATTGTTAGTAATTCTTTTTTTGAGTATCTCTATACCAGACATCTGCTCTTCCGTTAATATGGAAAAAAGAAAATCAAGATCTGAATAAGACCACATCTTATGTTCAAATTCTGGATTTTGATTTATTGAAGACGATATACATTCAAAAACAGTTTTTGGCACTGCTTCTGATTCGTCTAGCCATATATGATGTATTATTTTTGGTATCACTTTTTATAACCAAACAGTTTGAAGTCTTCTTTGTAAATAGAATATACTATGTCTTTTGTTTTTTGAGTGTAAGCATCTAGGGGCGATTTGTATTTTCTGGTTTTTCCAGTTTTAGAATAATGATAGGGGGTTGATAGGCCAATCTTTTTTAAATCTGCCTTAAAGTTTTCAAGGTGTACTACTGAGCTTACGGTATAGTCATTATCTTGATAATAAAAATTTTGTCCAGCGAAATGACCTCTTGAGTATTTAGCACTACTAGCTTTGAAGCGTCTTTCTAGAGTATTTAAAACGAAGGTTTCGAAGTCCATGTTTTTGGAATGTCCATTGTAAAAATAGGAAGACAATATTCTTTCGTATGGTCTTCTTACAGTAACTATGGTGTCATACTCTTTTAAATTTATGCCCAGAATGTTGTATAGCCTGATGTCGGCGTGTTGAAGATATACGTTAAATTCTCTATCTATGCCAAACATTATGTCTCTATTTGCAACCTTGGCGTTGAGTGTAACGTTTGGCAAATACTGGTCACGCAGAGCGTGTTCTAAGGAAGTTCCTCCGGTTTTGCCGGGATGTAGTAGAATTATTTTGGGCGATTCGATTTTCATTTAACGTTTCTTACTATAAATCCAAGTATTAATAGTTCAACACCTATAGCCACCGACCAGCAGGGTAATATAACCGATAGGGATTCTGGGTCCATGCTAATCCTTTACTGTTTCTGGACTTAAGAATGGTTGATCGACTGTTCCATCTTCATACTTATGGAAAGATGACAATCTTTCCTCTTCTTTCTTCATCGCTATTCTCATCTTTTCCATCTCGATGCCGTAACGCTTCATTCGTTCTGGATCTTGCATCATTGCCGCAACCCAGCTTGTGAAGCTCTGCTTGCTATCTTCCAACCTTTTGATTCTTTGTTCGCGGGTTCCTTTCATTTCACGCAACATGCTGGCTTTTTTCGCTTGCAGTTCTCTGTAGTCCCGATTGAGGCTTTCTTGTGAAGCTCTTAGTGAAGCAACTTGTCGTTCTAGGTTAATAATGTAATCGTGATCCTGCTGATCCTTGTCTCTAGAGCGTTCGTCCTTGATCATTTTATCGTATACGTTAATTTGTTCGATATTCTCCTTGTTACCCTTCAGGCATCTATTCATGAGTATCTCTAGCTTAATAACATCAACAACTTGTAATTCTTCTGTTGGGAATACATCATCCTTGAACTGTGAGATGATTCTGGACCAGTGATATTTAAACAACTCTAATTCGTGGTCAGTGAACTGGGCCTTTAGTTCAACCCAGTAGGGGCGGTCTTCAAGTGAATACGCAGCGAACTCTTCATTCGTAAGCCCTACCTTGAACTTGCGCTTAATAAAACTTTCTACAGAAGAAGTATCTCTGTTGAGTTTCTTCGCAATGTCTTCTGGTGTCATACTATCGACCAAGCGGGCAATTGTACGCTCTTCGTCTTTAGATATTCTACCTTTCTTCATTGTCAATAAAGCTCCTTATGAAATCTAAAAGCTTGTCTTTTCTATTTTTCTGTATAGATACGCCATTGCAAAGTTTTAGATAATCTTCTCTTAAGCTAAATGGAATTTTCTCATCTATTTTTTCCAGTATTTCTTTTTGTATTATATAGTCTTCTAGGTTGTAAGAATCATTTGCTATATTGTCATCTAAGATATATTGGGGAGATTTTATTTTTTTCTTGTGCTGATTTTCTTTAACGTAATAGTTGTCCCTTACGAAATTCTTAAGCCTATTAGACAAATGCACAGACATAAAATTCTCTAAAGGTCTGTCGTTGTCGTATCGAGAAAGGGCTTCGTGGCATATGATGAAAGCTTCTTGCTTAATGTCTTCTAAGTCGTAATCTCTAAAAGTATACTTGTGCGCGATTTTGTTTATTACCTTCTCTATAATTTTGTAGGTTTGTTCATCCATATTATTTATCTAATAATGTCTTCCATTTATCACCATCATAGTATTGAAGGCAATTAGAAGATTTATTGTAGAAAATCGTGCCAGTTTTAGCATCTGGAGCATCGTGCGGCGACAATAGAAGTTGTTTAGTTTTTATTTTTCTGACATCAAGCTGAGAGCTTTTTAAGATGAGTTGCTTAGTATATGATTTTATGCTTTCGTTAACAGTCTCTGATATCGGCAGGGATTCTATTAAGCCTTCTTTTCTTCCAAGTAAAGAATTTTCTTCAATATATGCTGGAAATGGTGTGAATTCTTGTTCTCCACAAACTATAACGGAGTTTGGTTGTATAAAAAACTCTGATAGATTTACAGGTACATAATTTTTTATAATTAAATATGTGCCATCTGTGTCGCTATAAAATTTTGTTGGGCCATTTGTAACAGGGCTAAATTTCCCGCTTGATGAAATAGTATAAAGCGGCCTCTTTCTAAATAATGTATTATGGTCTTTAGAGATGCTTGCGATTCCAACTTCGGCTAGTATTGTCTTATAATCTGGGCCATTCATCTGTACAATATACATAAATTCATCATCGCTACTAAAGCTTTGATAGAAATGGCTTTTTGAAAGATCAACTGAATTATTGTCAAATGCCGATTTAACGAAAATATCGTGTTTCGCTAGATTTTTTGTTCCAAATAGGGATATGTCGTCAGAGTCTTGCTTTTGTTTACCTAATTCAACTATCCCGTGAGTCGTCGTTTTTATCCTCTGGTGCATTTTCTTCCTCTTGTATTAATTTAGCCAAACATTTGTCTTTTTTGCAAAGATCTTCAGCAACAGACTCTTCTAGGCTTCCCTTTGCTTTGCATTGCAATTGGCATTCTAACTGTTTAGGTTCATTCATATTGTTTCTCCTTGTATTTGATTATACACTATTTTAACGCAAAAAACCACTGGATAATTTTATTCGGCAGATGGCAAGCTTGCGAAGAAGCTGGGGCTTATTTGAGGAGATCGGGTAATACATTTAAATAAATTTTGATGATTGTGTTTTGACCACCCACGGTTTTTTATGGGGAAATAGTAAGAGCGTTTTATAAGTTATAATTGGGCATACCTAGTAAGTGGGGTGTCAGTTGGGCCACGGCCCCCTCGAAAGAGGGGTATTAAATAAAAAAGTTTTTTGGCATGATATTTGCAGTAGAAAAAATCCAAAAATTTTTCAAGAAAGTACTTGACAACTGACGATTAGATGTATATACTTAGGACATAAGAAACAAACACTAACCAAAAGGAAAAGGACATGACCAAGTTTATCCCCTACTTCGAAGCAAATGGCGTTCGATACACTATCCTCAATAAGATGCGAATTTTCCTTTCGCAGAACAATCAAGTTCTTGCTGTTCAATCAGCAGACACCTTTCCTGCTAAGGTTTCACAAGATCCGCTCTTGGTTCGCTTCTGGCAAAATGAACTGAATAGGACTTATAGCAACTAAGGGAAGGGAAGGGCAGGAATTGCCTGATTCTACCACAACAACCACAATTTTGACAAAAAAAAGATTTTAGGACTTGACAGCCGGTTGCCGATACTGTAGAATAGAGACAACAAAGGAGAATTGACGATGAACGAATCAGATCAAGAATTACTGTTGATTTTGGGTTTTCTAGTTGTGACGATTGTTTCTGTTTTCTGCCACTACACCCCTATCTGCTAAGGTGAAACCAATGGGACTTGATTTTGACTACTTCGCTGAACTTGAGGCATACGAGGCACGGGCTGAATACGAGGCTTGGCTTGACGAGCAAGAGCAGGAATTTTTGGCAACGATTGACGATAACCCATACTGTGAAGAGGTGGTAGAATGAGCGGAGAAGATAAGTTTCTTCTGGTGTTTGCGTTTCTTGTTGGCTGTTTCACTGTACTTTTCATCAACTGAGGATAGTATGTACAATTTTGAGAATTGGGAAACTAGGGAAATTCAGTCTTGGTTGAAGAATGGGCAAATTGCCCTAGATACTGCAACTGGAGCAAGCAGGGAAATCTGGTTGTGCATCATCCGTGGTGCTGCAAAAGAGTTGCAATTCCGCTGGAAATACAATCTACTGTAGTGTACAAATGTCACCCCCCTTCCGAGGGGGCCGTGGCCCGCCGCGAACCCCCCATTAGAGGGGTGTGTATTACACGATCTATCCCGCTACGGCCAACCCCCCAAAGGGGTGGCGCAAAATGCAATGCAAAATGCAAAAAACGTAGCAGAATGCAGCACGGTCACAATGGGGGGTGTATACGAAAACCCCTTGTTTTATAGACTCAAAAATATTTTGCGAATGGCACGGTATATGCATTATATATAGGTATTGAAATTGGAAAACTTGACTCTGGAGAATCAGAAAAATGGAAAATTACGCTAAGAATTTCGATATCCTCGCCAACCTTCCTCGTATCCGCAAGCGGAAAATTTGGGAAGTGATCATGGATGGCAAGGTTGTCCAGTTGGTCGGTGCAACCGACAACCGCAAGATTACCGCAGAGCGGTATATCGCCAACAAGTATCCCAACGCTCAGTTCACGCTGAAGTTTCTGGAATATCGCATCTAGTCCCCCAACGTGGGGGTTGACAAGAAAACTTTTTTTGGTAGACTGTTAGGAAAGAGAAGGAGAAAGAGACTATGGAAGATTTTGGATTTTGCGGCGGTTGCGACGACATCCCCACGCCTGCGGTTCAGCCGATGGCTGTTGAACCAATGGTGGTTCAGGAGTCGCAAGGCGACCGCTCTCACCCCGCCGATTGGGGTTGGCCCGAATGGTGGGGGTCGTTCGGCTATGGGGATTCCTACATCCCACCACGCCACGAATGGCCGGAAGGCTGGAAGCCCAGTAGGGGTTAACCCCCCTTTCGAGGGGGTCGTGGCCCTCCCCGCCCCCCCATTAGAGGGGTATAGCAAACACTGTGCCAAATAGAAAAAAACTTTTGGCATGAAATTTGCACACCAAAAAAATAATTATTTTTCTACTTGACATTCAAGAATAAGTCTGTATAATGTCGATATAAGGAATAAGGAAAAGGAGAAATAAAAATGGAAATTCAAATCCTCTACATCTCAGACTGTTGTGGTGCTTATCTTGATGATGCTCAGATTGAGCATGGTATCTGCAACGATTGCGGTGAGCATTGTGAAATAATCACCGAAGAATATCCTGCCACCCCCGTTTGTGGGGGTTGACAAACACAAAAATTTTGGTAGACTTTGGAATAACTAAGGAGAAAAACGAAATGATGATTTACCCTACTCAGAACGACTATCGCCAGTATTTCGCCACGATGAGCAAGGAATTGCTGGCAGTGTGGATCGAAGTTGCAGAACGCAAACTGCCACACTATACTAGGATCGAAGAGGTCGAAACCGTAAAGGCCGCTCTAATCGCGGCTCGTTGTGCATTGGCTGCTCGATAGGAGAGAGATCACCTACGTTCCAAAGTGTCCACCGCTACCGTGGCAGTGGTGAACAAATGTCACCCCACTTCCGAGGGGGCCGTGGCCCGCCGCGAACCCCCCGTTGGGGTGGTGAACGGTTGTGTACTACCGGAACCGTCCCGGTAACGACTAATGAGACAGCCAGCAAACGCCATGCCAAACGCACACAAAATGCTGAAAAGTTGTGTCAAAATCTCTTGACATAAAAATACTTGGAAAACCTCTTGACTTCTAAAGAATATCTGCTATAATGTCGATATAGAAAGTAAGGAGAAAGAGAATGAGAAAACCTAGTTTCAAGACCGTTGAGAAAAATCTGGCACAGTATGCTAGAAAGATGGATTGCGAAATCGTCAAACACCACGACGGTTCCTATTCACTGTACGACCGTAAAATGGATTATGTATCCATTACCAAAGCAACTCGACAGCGTGTTGCAAACGAAGTTTACTATTGGGTTAGTGCTAGTAAGTAAGAAAGAGTGAAAATGAACGATAACCCGCGACTCTGTTTTTTTGATGTTGACCCCGTAAAGTTTTCTGGTATGATGGATGAACTGTTGAAGAAAGGTGTTGTTGATATGGCGAATTACCATGATGATGAATGGAATGACATTGACGATGGAATGATTGACGTTGAAAGTTTTAGGGAGATGATTGAGGATTTTCATGAGGATGATTATTACGATGATAGCATGGATGGGGATTTTGATACGGCCATGCGTGATGCAGGATTCGGAACTGATGAGGACTATGGTTACTATGGGGAGGACTATTGATGAAATACTATAAGTGTAACAATATCACAACTGTAGACGGTGGAGTATATAATCACTGTGTTGTTGGAATTGAGGATATACAGCCTAGCGGTGACGCTGCATTAGATCGTCAGACTATCCGCGACGATGTAATGACAGCCCTAGAATATTCGCTGGCTGGTGAAGTAGAAAGTTTTTATAACATGGAGGAATTACAGTGGGAATAATTCAAGTTGACCCCGCTAGTTTGGCGATAGGATATGTAGCCGGTACACTGTTGTGCTGGTACTTACAAGAAATGCTTTACGGAGAAAGCACAGATGACAGAGAAGCAAAGAATGACCGTGAACGTATGTATACTAGCCTTTATTCTAGGCACAATGATGTGTCTATTTGTACACCTAAGCGAAACAGCAAGTAATCCCGCAACCTTTGCTCCCCCCTTCTGAGGGGGACGAGGCGCTCCCCGCCCCCCCATTGGAGGGGTAAAAAATATTTCTATTTTCTTTTCAAGTATTCCCGCCAGAGTGTCGATATATAGAGTAGTGGACAGGATAACCTACTCTGGAGAAAAATGATGTTGACACTCTACACTATTTTTGGTATGTTCGTGGGCTTTGAGGGATACGACAATGGCAAGGTGTACATTGGTGTATATACCCCCCAAACTGAGTACGGCTACGTTCTCACACAAAATGAAATTTATTTGGATAC